GTCAGGTTGCCGGCGAGCCGCTCGCTGGCGGCCTGCGCCTCGCGCAGCGGGTCGATCCAGCCTCGGCCGGGACCGATCCAGTCCGCATGGCACCAGGCTGCCGGGTTCTGCTCGAAGGGAACGGCGCCCGCCGGAAGCTCGATCAGGCCCTTATCGAACACCTCCTCGAGCCATGCCCGGTAGATCGGGGCCATGAACTGCGAGGCGAAGCCGCCCTTCTTGGCGGTGAAGCCGCGCCAGATCTCGAGGAGTGCTGCGCGTGCTGACGAATAGTTCACCTGGCTCCAGTCCATGGTGAGCTGCTCGTAAGTGACGCCGATCGCACTCGCGACCTTGCGCAGCGCGGCGTTGACGAAAGCCTCGAAGTTCGCGTTCGGATGCTCCGGCTTGGTCAGCGTCGCCTTTTCGCCGGGCTGCAGCGTGTTGATGCGGACGCCGGGCAAATCGATCGGTGCGGCGCCGTAGTAGGCTTTCTGCGCAGCCGACATTTCGCCGAAGAGCTTGGCAACACCGTCATTGCCGTAATCCGCGCCCATCGCCTCGAGCATCTCTTCCGGATCGAAGGGCGTTTCGATGAAGGCGGCCATGACAGCGTTCAGCATTGCCGCCTGGCTCTCATAGTCCTCATAGTCGGTCGACTGCTTGATCGACCGCATGACCGGAGCCCAGTCGGAAACGCCGCGCGTCATGCCCGCGCGCTTCTGCTCGTAGGCATGTACGACGATCGGCCGCCCCCATTCGGTCTCCCGCTCGACATACTCCCAATGCCACAGGCCGGTATTCCCGGCGAAGAATTCGCCGGGATGCGACTTGCGGAAATGATAGCCTACCGGTGCGCCGTAACCGTCGATGGCGACGCCGTCGCGCAGGAACTCCTCGTCCATGCGCCCGTTCGGGTTCGAGCATCGGGCCGGGTCGACGACATGGATCGCCGTCTGGAACAGCGGCGCATTGTCCTGCCAAACGATGACGCCGAAGGCCTCGCCCTCGGGACCGAAGCGCTGACGGGCAGCAAGACCGAGAACGCCGGCCATGGTCTTGGTCCGCTCGGCGTCGCACCATTTGTCGACGTCCTGCGTGTAATCGCGCCACAAGGCCTCGATCTTGTCGGCGATCTCCTCCGCCTGCTCGAACGTCATGTTGAGCGAAACGTGGTTCGGCCGCGCCGCAAGCGTCCAGCCGGAGCCGATGATGTTGTCGACGAGGCGCGACGTGCCGGCTGCACCCCAGCCATCGTTGCGTGCCACGTCGTTCAGCCGGTCGACGAGCTCGGAGCGCGACCAGGTCAGCGCCGACTGTCCGGACCATGTGCCCGGCCGCCACTTGGCGAAGGACGGATGATCGTAGGATGCACCCTGGTAGGCCGAAGACGCCATCAGCCGGTTTTTCGCGACCTGCACGCGCGCCGCCGCACGCACTGCCGGAGAAAGCGGCTTCGCGTCGGGACCGAGGATCGTCACATCGCCGCTCATCCGAAGATCACTCCACGGCTGCGCGCCCGGGCGAACCGGCGAAGGCCGAGTTTCGCCTCGAGGTCGCGGACATACTGGCGCAAGGCGCCGATGTTCGTCGCGGCATAGGTGACGCTCTCGCCGTTATAGCTGAGCGAAACCTCGGCGCGGCCGATCTCCATCTGGTGCAAGGCCTCACGTGCTTCGTCGAGCCGTGCCAGAAGCACGGCGCGTTCCTGTTCGGTCAGTGCCATATGGATCTTCCTAGCGGTTCCGCTGCGCTGCCCGGGCGGCACGCGCGAGGGCGGCAGCTACGAGCGGCGATTGCTGTTCTGCCGCGGCGCTCTGGCCTGCGGCAGGTTCGGTTTTGACGGCGATCTGGTTTAGTCGATCCTCGAGATCGCCCTGCTGCGGCGCTTCGAGCCGGCCGAGCCGATCGGCGATCGCGTCCCATTCCTCATCGGTCCAGTAAGGCACGCCCCAGCGATAGGCACCGGCCAGGCTCTGGTTGAGCATGTCGATGATTTCGTTGCGCTTGCCCTCGGAGAGCTTCCAGACGTAGCGGGTGTGACCGCTCCGGGTCTTCTCCGGTACGCGGGCCTCCGATGTCGCCTGCTGGTAGAAATCGTCTCCGAAGCCGCGGGCGAAACGGATGTAACCCGCCTGCTCCGGATCGTCTTTCTTGTAGTCCCGATAGAGCCGGATCTTGAAGGCCGACGCATTGAAGGTGAAGAAGCGGGAGGACCACTTCTGCTTCTTCGGCTTGCCCTTTCGGTCGTACTCTTTCGTCTGCACGATCGGCGGCGCCGCCTCCGTATTGCCGCCGCGCACCATGATGACGCGCGACTTCGGATGCTTGCGAACCCAGTTCCAGACATCGTCGGTATAGGCGTTGCCGTCGATGGCGACGCGATCGGCGGTGCGCTTGCGGCCGGCATCGTCGAGCCACTCGCGCTGCAGCAGTCGATCGAGGGCGGCGCGCACCTCCGGCTCCGAGATGTGACCGGAATGCTCCTTGGCATCGGCCAGGTGGCTGCCGGCACGATGGTCGATGACACCGTGGTCGATCACGGCCCGGTACCGATTCCTGCCGTAGCCGACGAGCAGCCACTCGACGCGATCGCCCTGCACGTCCATGCCGAGCACCAGCGCAAGCGCCTCGGCCGGGATGACACCGCGCTGGAAACCGTGGTCCTCGGCGCGATCGCGGAGCACTTCCCAATCGATCGCCTTGTTGTCCGCCTCAAAGGCGAGCCCGAGCCAGTCGTTCCAGAACGTCTGCTCGGCGCCGGACCCCTTTTCCCGGTTCTCTGGACCACCCGCCTGGACCGTCAGCCATTCGCGCGCCAGGTTCTCCCACCGCTCGAAGGGCGAATAGGCCATCCAGATGCGGAAGGACCGATGCCGGCGGCCGCGCTCCGGAAACTTGGCAACCCACTTCGCCCCGTTTTCCGGCTTCACCATCCATTCGCGATGGTGCTCGTGGATCTCGCAGCCGCAATGGATGCAGACGAAATGCGCCTGCTCGGGATGCTCGGGATCGATGTGATCCCGCATGTTCTCCCAGCGCAGCTCCTGCAGCTCGTGGCAGTGCGGACAGGGGACGTGGTAGGTCTCCTGCGTCCCTTCCTGATAGTTCGACGTGATCTTGCAGCCCGGCGAAACCATCGGCGTCGAGATCTTGAAGATCTTGCCGTTGAAAAACGCCTTGCTGCGGCTGTCCGCCTGAACCTCCGGATCGCCGGCCTCGTTCATCTGCCACTTGGCAAGATCGTCCTGGACCTGCTTTCGCGGCGAGATCATCGACAGGCCTGCCGGCGAGTTGGCGCCGGCTGCCTGGATGGCGCCGCGCCCGTCGATGCGTTCCTTGTAGAGCACCGAGTTGCTCGCATCGCGGCTGTTCTGCGAGAACAGCTTGGCGATCGAGGGCATCTCGCGCACCAGCGGCATCAGCTTGGTCTTCGACCAGCGGGCGGCGTTTTCCTCGGTCGGATGGACATAGAGGAAATCGCCGGGCGCCATGTCCAGCGAGCCGAGCGTGAAGATGTTGGCGCAGATGGTGCCGCCGATCTGCGCCGACTTCGCGAGGCTGACGATGTTGCACGGATCTTCCGGCGACAGCGCCCGCAGGATTTCCGAGAAGAACGGCACCAGGTCTTCGTTGTACGGACCGGGATGGTCCGTGATGCGCTCGGAAAACACGATGTTTTCCTTGGCCCACCTGAGATAATCGACCGCTGGCGGCGGCTCGCATATCTCGGCGAGAACCTGGTAGACCAGACGCTCCGGATTGTAGAGCATCGTCACGGCTGCTCGTCCTCGATGTGCTCCGGAACCTCGTCGATCAAAGAGCGGAAGCCTGCCGCCTTCTTCGCGCGCACTTCGCGGAAAGCCTTCAGCAGCGTGTGCGTCGCGTCATGCATCGGTACGCCGAACTGGGCCGCGATTGCCTTTGCCATCTCCGGAATACCCTGCTCCATGACCTTGAAGGCCTCGGAGACCGCACGCACCGTCTGCCGTCTGACCTCGTCGGTCAGCATGTAACGGCCGACCTCAAGCGCCTCTTCGCGCTCGAGGCGTGCTGTCGTGATCTGCTGCTGGCGCAGGCGTTCGGCCGCAAGCTGGTCGGCAACGTCGTCGGTCAACGTCAGCCGCGGCGCCGGCGCCGATGCACCACCGGACGGAGCGAGCTGCAATGCAGGTTGCACGGCCGCCGACTTGAGAACGGCCACCCCATTCGCCCCGAACCGCTGCGACGGCTCCAGCGTCTTCTGGAGCTGCTGCTGCGCGATCGCCGGCCTGATCTTGGCCGATCGGCCGTCGCCTTCGAGCGCCTCGCCGTAGATCTTGCCCTCGGCGATGTATTGCGAGATGCGACCGGCGCTCACGCCGATATGCGCGGCGAAGGCGCCCTTCGTCATGGTTTCAGCGGACAGTGTCATTTTAGGTCCGACTTTAGCCGCGCTCTTTAGTTTAGGCTCAGACTTTAGGCTTCGAAAAATCGCTCAGACTGGACAACCTCCGCCGTGCCAAATACCCGCAGGCGGGCCGATGCCAGGAAGGACCCGTGAACCGTCTGAGCGGCCTATCGGGCTGTCCGAACCGCCCGTTGGAAGGCAACGGCGAAGTGATCGTGCACGTTGGCGACCACGTACCGCTCGACGACTTCACGCAGGCGAAGGCGGACGCGATACGAAACCTGAGGGACGAACAGGATCACCGGATGGATCGCGTTCGTTGCCGCGTCGCGCTGGTAAACGCCCGGGTAGAGGTGCGAAGGCTGCTTCGGCACGAAGAACCGGGCGTTCTTGTAGTTCTTGTTCCGCTTGAGCGACGACGAGGTACGGGTACGGGTCGCGCCAGCCCCACGATAGTCGATCTGCAGGTCGGCCATGACGCGGTTCAGAAACCCTTGAGTCATGTTGCCGTAGCGATCGAGCGGCGCCCGCTTCGCTGGTACCGCGACGAGGTTCCGCTGCATCAAACCACGATCGACGAGCTGGCGCTCGAAGGCCTTGTGTGTGCGCTGACCTCCCTCGATCTGCGGCCCAAGGAAAGCAGTGGCAGGCAAGCCGCCCTTCGTGCGGTCACCGGTCACGACAACCGCCGCCCTCAGGTTCTGCCGGGACGCGCGGTCATATACAACTCCCCGCTTTGCGTACGGCGTCGGCCGGTCGAAAACTCGATCCATTTCCCGCTGGACTTCGAGACGACCACCTTTGGCCGTCTCGTTCAGCGTCAGCATGATGGCATAGGGAAGCTGCTTTCGCTCGATGTCCGTCAGGGATCGATTGAACTGCTGGAGATCGACTTTGATCTGAGCGTCGATCATCAGAAGCTCCGGAAAAGCCTGCTCATAACCTTAAACGAAAGGCGACCTCTCGGGCCGCCCTGTTATCTGCTCATAGCTTTCGCACTGGCCCTGAGTCGGTGCCTCGTATCGAGGCTGTCAGGGTATTGGGACCGGAGCGCTGTTCCCTGAGGCTTTGCGCCTGCTCTGCCCTTGCACTGAGGAAAGGGGATCGGAGGGTTACGGTATCCAGTTCGTCCTTGCCAAAGGACTGTCACGACTTTTTGAGAAACGCAAGAGGCATGCTGTCAATGTCGAAGGGGCGACCACGCACGTCGATGCGAACCTTGGCTTTGGCCTGGCGGCACCATTTCACCGCTGTCACAATGCACGTGAAACCGGCAAAGGGACCGAAAACGATATCCGCGCGGTCGCCCTCCTTGAAGGTCTTGTCCGTCGCGATACGCGGCGCCTCGGCGCCCTCGCAAATCCTTTTAAACATTGCAACATTCTCGTCTCTAACTATGTGATAGCCCGATGCTCCGCCGACGATATCGAGGACGTTCCTGTGCCGCCGAAGCCCGTGGAAGGCCTCAGGAGAGGGTACGCATTGGACCAGCAGATAGCTCGGGAAGTAAGGAATATCGATTTCAAATTTCCGGCCATGACGAACCTTGACGACCCGTTCGCGCGGCATGAACGCTTCAACGTTGGCGTCCCGAAGAGAGTTTTCCACATCGAATTCGCGGCCCTTCTTCACGAGCAGGCAATACCAGCGAGCCGAATCAGGGTTCATTTCTGTCACTTTCATGGAGGCAGCCCTCAAGCTTCGTTCTGTGATTCGACGCATCCGGTCTTCGAAGCGCTCGCGGCCCTGCAGCGCAATCGGGCTTCCCGTGAATGTCCTACGCTGCATGGTCATCGCCCTTGCTCCTGTTCGCGAGATAATCGGAAATTCGTTCGCGGTAACGCTCGACCGCGTCGGCGACGAGGAAGTCGAGATCGCCCTCGCCTTCGATCGCCGGGAAGTAAATCCACTCCGGCAGGCGCCCTTCGGGGAAGGGCCAGCCACGGCGCTTGTGCTCACGCTGCCATGCGGCAAGCAGATCGCTGTCCCGGCGCACCGCCTGGAAGCCCTGTCCTGGCTCTTCCAGCGCTAAAGGGCAGACCGATCCCTGCGCCGAGCGTGCCCGCTCCTGCATGCTGTTCACGGCCGGCCAGCCGGCGCGCATGCGTTTTTCGGCCATCACGTCGGAAAGTGACAGCTTCCCGACGTCGATCTGCATCTGCTCGAACTTCGTTGGTGGAGCGATTATGCCGGTCGGCGGCAGCAGCAGCTCCGCGATCCTCGTCGCCGACCAGAGCTTGCCGAAGGGCGCCGCCATCGCATTCGAGGGCTTCGCGGCCTCATCCCGCGCCGGCACGTCCAGCCAGAGTTTTTCGCCGAAGTAGGTGGATGGCGCCGGAGTGTGAGATTTCTTCTGCGCCTTCAGCAGCTGCAGCCAACGGGGGAACCGCTCGGTTGCCTCCCGGCGCTCGTCAGCCGTCAGCGCATGCCAAGCACGCCGAGCCGGCTCTTTCGGCATTCCGTCGAACTGGGGCCAATTCTTCACCAGCGCCCAAAAGGCCTTGTCGATCGACTGCGGCGTCTCGGTTTGGCTTTCCTGCCCTTCCGCCTCGCGCGCACCCTCTCTCAAATCTGATGGTTCTATTGGTGGTTCTATTACGGTTTGGGTGTCACCGTGACACCCCTCGCCGTCGTCGGTGTCACCCGTCCCTGTCGCCGCTGTCACGGGTGTCACCGTGTCATGGGTGACACTGTGACACCCCTCAGAGACGTATTTTGCAGCCTGCAGGCGGCCGAGAGCGTTCATGTTGAAATCGTAACGGGTGCCCTCGCCTGGCTTCCAACCGCCTTTCTTCCGGACGACCAGGAGACCTTCGTCGACGAATTCGGATAGGATGCGCTGCACGGTGCGCTCGGAAAGCTCGGTCTCGCGCGCAAGGCGCCCGACGGTCGGCCAGATGCCTTTGCCGTCGTCGTCGGCAAAGTCTGCCAGGCGCACGGCCAGCATCTTCCGGTTCGTCGAGCCGAGATGCGCCTTGAATAGCTGTGACATGATGGCGATGCTCACGCCGCCCCCTCTTCCGCGCCCCCGCGCGCAATGACCTGAATTCCAATGCGGGCGTATTCCCGCGTCATGCGGATGGTGTTCGGCGCGAGCCCATCCCGGCCGCGCGTCGCCGAAAGCGCCGAGATCTCGGCGGCCATGTAGGCAAGACCTTCATGAAAACCGGCGGCAGAAAGGAGCCGATTGACCGCGACCTGGTCGCGGATCAGGACCGAGAGCGGAACTTCGAGCAGCCACCGCGCCCGCGCCGGATGATCCGGCGCATCGGCAAGTTCTTCGATGATAGGGAGATTGCTACTCACCGCCACCTCCGTCGAAGGAGAGGCCTATCTGTTCCGGTTTTGTGTTTTCCCGCTGATCGACGAATAAATCAGGTTGTCGATAAGCCTTCCGGATGCGCTCGCACGCGATGTCGAAATAGGATGGTTCGCGCTCTATGCCGATGAAACGCCGGCCGACGTTAGCGCAGGCGACTCCGGTGGTTCCCGAGCCCATGAAGGGATCGAGAACGGTGCGGGCCTTTGGAACGAACTCCAGACACCACCTCATCAACGCAATGGGCTTTTGCGTCGGGTGTTGTTTTCCGTCCTGCTTCGCCTTCGAGCGAGAATAGGTGAATATTCGCGCTGCTTTATTCTGCGATGACCATGCGAATTCTCCGTCAGCCAGCGAGAAGTCGCGCTGCCCCTTGTCCCAAACCAGCCATTGCATTGTCGGTGGAAGGTAATCGGTGAAGTAGTTACCCCCCCAGATGATCTGATCCTTTGACGCAGACCGCATCAGATCAAATATCTCTCGGCCCGGTCGCTCCGCGTCCCAGGAAACGTTTTCACGCCATGGACCCCACCCGTGAGAGGCGCTGAAACTCCCTTGCTTGCCGTAGTCGATCCCATACGGCGGATCGGTCACTACCGCATCAACGCGCTCAAGCGTCGGCATGATCTCCATGCAGTCGCCGAGGTAAAGCTCGCACGAACCGATAACTTCGATCCGCTTTGCCGCAGGACAGCGTGAATGCAAAAGTTTCGCCCGCTGAGAAGCAACCCAGACGTTGTAGCTTTCGAAGCTATCTTTCCGCGAATCGTAATTGTCCGTCATTCCCCCGCCTCCGCCCCCGCCTCAAACCCCCATGCCGTCCAGCCCGGGCGCGGGCTGCGGCAGAACATTTCGAGCCGCGGCATCGCGGGATAGAGCCGCTCGATCTGCTCGGCGAAGAAATCGGGCTTGGCGCTATGCCGACCCTTGCGCTCGCGATAGACCGTCTCCGGCTGCGAGCCGGGCAGCGGCGAAACCGGATCGCCGCGCCTGCCGATCAGCAGCAGCTCGTGCCGGTCGCGGCCCCAATAGCCGGTTCCGGCCACTTCCTTGTCCCAGATCCAGTGGTGCACATAGGTGAAGCCCCACGCGGCCATGACGCGGAAAGCGTCGGGAAGCATCGGGTTTGTTGCCCAAAGGAAAAGAACAGAGTCGGCTTTGGCCGGCGCGCCGATCTCGTCGAAGAGCGCGCAGATCGCATCCGTCGGCATGGTCGGATAATGGTTCTCGGCGCTCTTCTCGCGTCCGGTCTCTTCCGAGCGCACGCCGAACTGCCACGGCGGATCGGCATAGATGACCGGAAACTTGTGGCCGACCTTGCCGGCTGTAGCCGATCCGGCCTCGGCGACATGCGCCATATGCGTAAGCCGCACGGCATGGCGGATCGCCTGCCGCTTCTGGCGTATTTCCTTGGCGCGCTGGACGATCTGCTTTTCCTCGAGCCGCAGCGCCTCTTCCTGCGCCTCGCGCTCCAGATGGCTAAGCGCCTCGCCGGCATGGACCGAGATCCGGCCATCACGAATTGCATCAGACAGCGCCTCGACACCGTGATCGCGGACCCGCTTCGCCGCCTTGACCGCCCGTTCGGAAATCGAGAGCCGGCGCCCCGCCTCGCGGGCGTGCAAATTTGCATCCCCGGCGGTGTTCTGGTTGATGCCGCGTTCCCAATCGACGATCCGCGCCGCTACCATGGCACGCTGGCTTTCGGTCAGGTGCCGGCGATGCAGGTTGAGCGAGAGCACGAACCCGAGCGGGTCCTTTCCCTCGTATTCCTTCGTCCAGGCGTCGATCCCGACCAGATGGCAAGCCGCCTCGCGGTTCCGCCCGTCGAGGATTTTGCCGCCGAGCAGCCAGACCGGCTCCTGCTGACCGTTCGCCTCGATATCGTCGGCGAGGCGGCGCAGCTCGTCGTCGGGCAACATGGGGAAAAGGGCAGCTAGCGGATGATGCGGCAGACGCGTCAGCGGCGGCAGGTCAGCCGTCGGCGAAGGCGCGATCTCGGCCGGCGCAGGGAGGCGATCGGCGCCCTCCTCGGGTTGAACCCGAGTATCCGGCGCGCCGGGTCCGCCCTCGCCTCCCTGCCCGATTTCCGGCGGCGTCACGCCGGCCAGTTCACAAAGCTTCGCCGTCGGATACCAGACCGCGCCATCCTTCCTGTCGCGAGAGAGGAGCTGACGGCTGTTCAGATTGCGGCAAACGGCGCTTTCGGACTCTTTCGATGCACGATAGATGCCTTCCCGCAACACTGCGTCGACGATCTCACGCGCCTTCGGTCCAAGCTTCGGAAGCTGATCGCTCACGGCCTTCTTCCTTCCGATTGTTCGATGATCTTGCAGACCTCGTCCTCGTCGATGCCGACTTCGGCGGCGATCGAGTGCGTGTCGCGGTTCTCCTGGAGCCAGAGCGTCAGCACGCGTTCGATGAGGACCTGGCGGGAAAGCCTTGGGTCCCCCGTCGGCGACGACGGGACGAAGGAGCTTAAGGACGGGGCAGAATTCCTCATTCCACCCTCGCCAGACGGTCGAGGTAATCCGCGCCTCTCGCCGTCAGCCGCACGTCGTCGCGGCCACGACCGATCCACGCGACGAAACCGGCGGCGAGCGCCCTTTCGACCGCCTCGCGATCGGCATTGCGGACGAGTTTGTAGGTGGCGCCGCCGGCGCGCACCCGTCGCAGGAAAGCGAGGCACCGCGGTCCGACCGGCCCGCCGGCTGTCCAACACGTCGAGGAGAGAGCGGCGCCCTGCATCAGTGCACTCCCTTGTGGGGGATATCGCCGAACCCGGCTCCGCGCATGGTCTCGAGCGCCGCACGCAGCCCGTCGACGGTCGCCTCATCGTCCAGCCCGGCCGTGATCGCCGCTGCGGCACAGGCGACGGTCACGACGCTCACCGCCGATTCCGGGTCGTCGGGCAGCAGCGCGCAGATCGCATTCACTGTCTTAGTGGGGTTTTCCGGTTTGCCGTCCATCAGGCGGCCCCGTCCATGATCACCGCCTCCAGGCGGGCGAGATCCTGCTTCGCCGCCACGATGCGGTTGCGGATGGCCTGGCGTTCTGCTGCGTCGATTCGGCCGTCCTCGATCGCTTGGGCGACGGTGCGCACGACATCGTCGAGCACGCCATCCAGACGCAGGACCGCACTGGCGGTGACCGCTCCGAAGCTGGAAACCCCCTCGTCTTTCACGATCCGCGACATGGCGGTGAGCAGGAACGGATGAGCGGATCGCCGATCGAGTTCGGCAGCGAGATCGAGGCGAATGAAGCTGTCGCGCCATTCCTCGCCCGTCGAGGCGTATTTCGTCAGCGTCGACGATGCGACGCCGAGCGCCTCGGCTGCCCGGCTCACGCCGCCGAGAGCCTCGTAAGCCGCAGCCGTGGCGGCCTTGATGATGGATGCATGTAGGTCAGAAATTGCACGCACGAAAACACCCCTGAGTTTGGGTCAAGGAAAAAATCATTCGAAATGATTCCGTGAGAGCCGCGCGGTGGCGACGTAGTCTCAGCCCATCAGATCACGGAGGGCCACATGGATAGGCAGATGGAAAAACAGAGACAGGGACGCGCCGAGGTGTGGCGCGTCCCTGCCAGGTGGCAAGGTCGCCAACTGGGAGGAGGAGACCGGTGCCTTGCTGGGGGAACTTCATTCCGCCGGCTCCTGCATTACAGGACGCGACACGCCGGCGGGCCACTCGGCACCTTCCGGCCAATTCTCAGAAAACCAGAGCATCGCTCGCTCGAAGGTGCCGGTCGCAAGATCACCACCCGCAGCGATATCGTCGAGCTTTGAACCTCGGTTCAGCACGAGTGTGGAAACACGCTTCCGCCCTATGCCGCGAGCGTCGGCAAAGGCATCTGCAACGACAACGATTTGCTCTCTCAAAATCATGCGGTCAGAAATGCGGCTATTTAACCGCATTTGTCAAGGGCTAAAAGACCGCATTCACAAAACCCCAATGCGGACGATAATCCGCGTATGAGCACGCCAGTGATAGAACGCATCAAAGAAATCATCGAGCACCGGGGCCTCACGTATGAGGCCGCAGCCAAGGCCGCAGGGCTGGAGAGAAGCTATTTTCGCAAGCTCTTTGAGCGCGGCGGAAACTCGCCCCGGGGCGACACGCTGCAGAAGATCGCGGCAGGCCTTGGCGTAACGGTCACCGAGCTTCTGCCGGCCGAAAAGCCCCGCCAGGCAACAAAGCCTAGGATTGTATCCAGCTTCGATCCTGACGCTCACGATCATGACGCCCCACACGAAGGCCAGATGACAATGGGGTCGGAAACGGGACTACAAGGTGTACCTGCCGGCGGCTCTGCGCAAATAGACGTCACGGGCGGCATGGGCGGCGGCGGACTTAGCATCGTCTCGGAAGGCGTCCCCGGTCGTCACGGCATGACGTTCGCGGCAGAGCACGTGCGCGACTACTGGCGCTTGCCGCCCGCAATCCTGGTCGCACTCGGCCTCGCCGCCCAGGACGTCGCCATTATCCCCGTTCAAGGCGATTCGATGCAGCCCACTCTCGACGAAGGTGACGTGGTCTTTATCGACACGCGCCACCGGTGGCCATCGCCGCCCGGCCTATATGCGGTCCTCGACGAGATCGGAGGCGTAGTGGTCAAGCGTCTCGAAGTCTCTAGTAAGCCAGGCGCAGAGCAGCAGGTCGTTTCGGTGATTTCCGACAATCCGCGCCACGCAGCCAAGGAGTGGAACTCCGAGGATCTCTTCATTGTCGGGCGGGTGCTGCGTAAATTCGGAACCGTAAAATAGGAGCCAAGATGGCAAACGCGGGCAAATTGACCGTGCTGATGGCGTTTGACGAGAATGATGATGGCGACCTGATACCTGCCTTTGAACCGAAACAGATCGATACGGAAGAACGCGCCATCCGAGAGGCGCGCGCACTCTCCAGCAGACATGCAGGCGTGATTGCCTGGTCAAGAGACGCAGATCCGGCGCTGGGTGAATACGGCCCGCCGGTCGAGCTTTTTAAGCACGGAAAAATTCCCGATCTGGAGTAGGAGCGCGCATCATCATGGTTGTGTCTTGACTCGTACACCTAGCTTTCTCGCGGCATGCAGAAGGCAGGCGTTGCAGGCCAATCGCTCAAGATGAAAATAACACCTACTCACACCACGGTCGTCGCTTCCCGTCCCAAGTGCGCGCCAATCCTTCCGCGACGAGCTGGTCGCCCAAGGAATGGCTGTCCCTGACGACGATGCGAAGCTTTCGTCCGTTGCGGTCTACAGCCCGCCCCGAAACCATCAATTCAAATGGCCCTTCGTTCAGCAAGGCCAGCAAACGGTCCCGCGCCGCTAGGCCGCGCTGCAACTCTGATTCGCACGAAGGCTGACTGATTTCCGGCGTGTCGATGTCGGCAATGCGGATCTTTTCTCCGCCCAGCCAGAACGTATCTCCATCGACGACACAGCTGATCCTCTTCCCAGATCCACACAGATCCATAGCAGCCGCTGGAATGCCCAGCGGGCTAAGCAAAATTGCGATCGAAACCAGAACTCGACGAATCACCCGTCACCTCTGACCGACGTTGCGGTTGACCGCACCATAACCACAACGCGGTCTTTTGTCCTCATTTTGTGATTGACAGCGGTTATTTGTCCGCATTAATGTCCGCATGCCTCCTAGTCGAAGGGGCGGCGCGGATCAAGGTTCAGCATCTCCGCGCCGCCCAAAGAGGTTCCAACAACCCAAAGCGGAGAGATCGCCATGCAACCGAACGGCGGAATGAACACCCGGAACACCATCACCCGCATGGCGAAGGCCATGATCGAAGTCGGAGAAGGATGCACGGCCGACGATCTGCGCCTGAAGGGCTTCCGCACCGACCAGATCACCCTCTTCGGCCCGAAGGCCACCGAACTCGCCACCGTCATGGCCCAGGCGGCGTAGCGCCATGACGAAGATGGCGCGCCGCCGTGGGCCCTGCCCCTGTGGTTCACGCGCGGCGCGCTTGCCCACGAAGAACTCTCTGGAGATTTCCAAGATGATAAAGCTTGGATCCTTTGCGAAGGACCGCATCACCAACTTTGCAGGCGTGGTGACTGGCCACGCGGAATACATAACCGGTTGCGACCAGTACCTTTTGTCGCCTCGGAACTCCGATAAAGAACCAAGGTGGTTCGATGAGCAGCGGCTCGACGTAGATCCGATTATCGCTCCGATAACGATCGACAATAGCAACGGCGCCGGCGCGGACATCCCCGCACCGGTGAAGTGACCAGCGATGGGCGCGGCCGTGAGCTGCCCCTGTGGCCATGCGCGGCGCGCTCGCCCGCCTCGCCTTCACACTTCCTTTCACCTGATCCTGCTCTGGAGCCTCTGGCCATGACTGAGCATTTCACCGGACACAACAAGGCGCGGCTCGAAGCCAGGCCCAATCGCTTCTTCCTCGCCTGCGCCATCCTCGCGCTTTCGATCGCATTTCTGATGTCTGCTGCACTGGCCGGCACCACGGCGTTCCGCAAGGAATGGCAATTTGCAGCGGATGCGAAGGTATGATGCTGCAGCTCGTCACCCTTCCCGTCGGCCACGATGCCGCCACGCGCCACCAGCGCGCCAGCGCCGTGCCGGTAGCCGCTCTTCGCGGCCATGATCTCACCATCCCCGAGCGCTCCGCGCTGCTCGACTGCTACGCCACGCCGGACCGCACCTTCCTCGAAATCGCCACGACGCACGGCGTCGACCGCGAGCGCCTGCAGGAACTCTGGTTCGATCTCTTCCTCGCACCTTCCCGCCGCTGATCCAAGGACACCGAAATGACGGTCAAGAACCACGTCCGCAATCCCGTTCCGCCCGCCGGTCTCTCCACCTCGACGGCGCTTCTCAAGGAGCCGGCCGTGCGCGCCGGCTATCTCTCCGGCATGACGATCCCGCGCCTGGCGCTGGCCTTCGGCGTCACCGAGTATGTCATGCAGGACTATGTCGCCGAGCGCCGCTGGGGCTGGAGTGCCGCCGAGCACCGCGGTATCCGCGAAGACGATCGCCGCAGCGTCGTCTTCACCAAGGCCACGCGCGAGACCGGCGGATATGACGTCCGCCCGATCTCCGTTCCGCGCATCACGATGCACGTCAGGGCGATGGAGGCGCGGGTATGAATGGAGCTGCCCCTGCACCACAGCAGCATGTGGCGGGTGACGACGAGATCCGGATGCTCGCCGTTAAGGCTTTCAACGAAGCGATCGACGCTGACGGTTACGAGACCAGCTACGATATCATCGAGAACGCAATCAAAGCAGCGCTAGGTCAAACGGCGCTCCGCAAGGATAATGGCGACGAACTCCTCGGCGCTCATCCTTTTCGTTTCGGTAATCCCGATCTCGCTCACGAAGGTGACGAGCCAGGTGTTGCCGTCCAACTGAACGGCGAGGTGCGTGGAACGGATCATCGTGTCTCTCCTTTGTCGCGCGAAGAGAACACACCGCCAGATGATCTGCCACTATCAAAAGTGGCAGCGTCCGAGAACCATGTGCGGGGCATCGGCCCCCCTCACCGCGCCGCCATCGAAGCATTCAACGCCGCATCCGTCCGGGCGCACCCCGTCAGCCACCGGACCATCCGCACCGCATTCCTAGACCAGAACGTCGAGCTGCCGCTGCGCCTCTCGGATGACGACGTCGGCGTCGTGTTCGATCGCCACGGCTGCGACGTCTTCACCGTCGACGTGAACAACGAACGCCCTGACGAGGAGGCGATGGCGATCGCGCTCTTCATCGTCGAGTGCGTCAACGAAGCGGCCGGCTTCACCGAGGAGAAGCTCGATGCCTGACCTCCTGCCCTTCCGCATCCATTTCGAAGACCCGGAGAGCGCCCCGCTCGATCTCGACGCGCGCGACGCCAAGCACGCGCGCCAGCTCGCCGCCACCCGCCGCGGCGTTTCCGACGGCGCAATCCGCAAGGTCAAGATCATCAGGGAGCAGGCCAATGGCTGACGGCACCAAGATCGAATGGACGGACGCCACCTGGAACCCGATCACCGGCTGCGCCGTCGTCTCCCCCGGCTGCACCAATTGCTATGCGATGAAGCTCGCCGGCACCCGGCTCAAGCACCACCCGAGCCGCGAGGGCCTGACAAAGGACACCAAGGCCGGGCCGGTTTGGACCGGCGAGGTGCGGCTCAACCGTCAATGGCTCGACCAGCCGCTGCGCTGGACGAAGCCCCGCATGATCTTTGTCTGCGCCCACGGCGATCTTTTCGCCGAGGGCCTGGACCAGGTCTGGATCGACCATGTTTTCGCGGTCATGGCGCTGGCGCCGCAACACACATTCCAGGTGTTGACGAAGCGCCCGGAGCGCATGCGCGAATACATGCTCGGCATGTCCTCGCGAAGGGGTTTCATCGCCGGATATGGCGCACTGGTCCGTGGCGGCAATCTGCCGGATCATTATGAGACCGCCTACGAAGCCATTGCCAAGCCGCTCCCAAACGTCTGGCTCGGCGTCTCGGTCGAGGATCAGAAGCGCGCCGACGAGCGCATCCCGATCCTGCTCGACACCCCCGCCACCGTCCGCTGGATCAGCGCCGAACCGCTGCTCGGGCCGGTCGACATCAGCCGGTGGGTCGCCACCGCCGAGGTTGCCTGCAAGGTGTGCAACCGCCCGTTCTGGCTACACAACGCAAGCCCCTGCGAGCACAAAGAGGGCGACGGCTGGACGCTGGCATGCCCGCATTGCGGAAACTGCCGCTGCAAGCCGGGATGGACCGAGGCCGATGCTCGCGCGATCAGCATGGAACCGCCGGCAGATTGGATCGACCGAGTGGTCGGCAGGTTCACTAAAGTGCATCCCACCATCCCGATAGCATCAATGATCGACTGGGTTGTCGCCGGCGGCGAGAGCGGCCCCGACGCCCGTCCGATGCATCCGGATTGGGCGCGCTCGCTCCGCGACCAGTGCGCCGCGGCGCAAGTGCCCTTCCTGTTTAAGCAGTGGGGCGAGTGGGTCCCACAGGTCGGCGCCGTCGACGGCTGGACCATCCCAGACGACCCGGAGATCAGCCGCATTGACCATCGCGACTGGGAAGAGGACCGCTGGGGCGAGCCCTACCGGCCGATGTGGTGCGACGATCTTGAGGACGATACCGTCTCCAGGGTCGGTAAGCGCTACGCCGGCCGCCTCCTCGACGGCATAGAGCACAACGGCTTCCCGGAGGTGCGGCGGTGACACCAACTCCGGAAACTCTCAAGGCATGGAAGGCCGAAGAGGCCCGTCAGGCGCAGATCCTCGCAGAGGCTATTGATGCCGCAATCCAGGGAACCAGTAAGCAGTTCGAGGCGCCAATTCTGAACGCCCTCTGCGGTGCGCTCGTAACGGTGCAGGCAGCAGTGCTTTCTTCTGTCGCCGACCAGCATAGCCGCAAGGAGCTGCGCAAGGCGATGGAGCGAGCACTGCCCCGAGCGCTGGCAGAGGCCATCGCCAAAGGTAACGGCCATTGCCAGACCGTGGTCATCGGGGGGCCGCGACAGTGACGAAGCCACTCCGCCTCCAACTATCCCGCCGCAAAGGCTTCGACCTGCAAGCGCACTCCCGGTCGGCCAACGGCCTTGAAGTGGTGCACGTCGGCCGACCAGGACCATGGGGAAATCCTTTCGCCGTCGGCAAGCATGGCGACGCCTGCTATTGTGTGGACCTCTATAAGGCCCTCCTCGCGGGATTGCTGCGCGTCGGCGCCAGCCCCGATATCGAAGCGCTGGCGCGCAGCCGTCGCTTCGTCGCCGAGAACATCCACGAACTGCGCGGCAAGAACCTCGCATGCTGGTGCAGGCCTGGCGCGCCGTGCCATGCCGACGTGCTGCTCGAAGTCGCCAATCGCCCGATCTGCGACGAGGTCCGCCGATGAGCCATCCGGAGCCCTCTCCCCAACAGAAGCGCATGGACGCGATCCGCAACCGGGTCACGCTCGCAACATCCGATTGGGGTATCCAGTCGGATGGCGGCAAGATCTGCCTGACCGCTGCAAGCAAGGAAGGCGATTTCCTCGTCGCGACGATCGCGGACGGCGCGCCGATCGGCGACAGCGAGATGGTTCTGAACGCGCCTTACGATCTGATCTGGCTGCTCCGGACCTACGATGCCCTCGCCGGCCGCTATCGCGCCCTGGTCGCCGAGATGCGCCGCTACGCGCCCCCGCAACGCGAAAAGCCGAAAGACTACGCCGCCGAATGCGCGATGAAGTGCGCCGAGCCGGCCTTCAAGAAATTCCTCGAGGAGTGCCACGGCCTGGCGCGCCCGCTCACCGATGATCGCGCCGCAACGAAGGTCCGCTCCATCCTTAACATCGGCTCCCGCGCCGAGCTAAACGAAGATCCAGCCGCAGCTGCCCGCTGGCAGGATCTGCGCGGAGCCTTTGACGCCTGGAGGCGCCGAGGATGAGCAGTCGTCGTGATCGCATCCGCGCCAAGATCATGTCCCGGGTCCGGATCGACCCGGTTACCGGTTGCTGGGAGTGGACCGGCCCTGATTCCGGCAAGAATGGTCGCGGGAAGGGTTACCCGCGCATGTCCCTCGACGGCCAGACCGTCGCCGTGCACATCGCCATGTGGACCAACGAGCACGGCTACATCCCCGGCAAGAAGGAACTTGACCACGCCTGCCGCAACCGCCTTTGCGTGCGGCCGGAGAAAGATCATGTCGAGATGGTAACCCGCAAGGAAAACGCCAAGCGCCGGGAACAGGCGAAGCGCGCCATGATCGGCCACAACGGCGGCCTAGTGTTGGAATGCGAGGAAGTGCTCTGATGTCGACCGCACTCACCTCGCAAGAACTTCCCGATCTCGATCCCCGCCTCGTCGCGTTCGTCAGGGCGCTGGCCCGTCACCAGGCGAGGCTTGACGCCCGGGGGCCAAAACCAGCAAATGAGAACAGCCACGGGGAAGAACAACCGAAGAGATAGCAAATGAAGTGCGCGGTCATCTACGCCAGGTACTCGACGGACCTGCAGAACGACCAATCCGTCGAGGACCAGATCAGGCTTTGCAAGGCCCACGCCGAGAGGCTGGGCCTTAACGTTGTCGGCGAACTCTTCGATCGGGCCAAGTCCGGTGCATCCATGTTCGGCCGTCCCGGACTTGCTAAGCTGATGCAGAAAGCTGAGGCTGACGAGTTCGACGTGCTTGTGGCCGAGCATCCGGACCGCATTTCCCGCGACATCGCCGATCTTGCGCACATCCACAAGACGCTCCGCTTCCGCCGCATCGAGATCAACTGCGTCAACGGCGGCGCCATGGATACGGTGCAGATCGGCATGTACGGCGTCGTCGGCCAGATGCAGCGAGAGGAAGGCGCCAAGAAGGTGAAGCGCGGGATGGCCGGCGTAGTTCGCTCTGGTCGCAATGCCGGCGGTAAGGCATACGGCTATCGCCCCGTTCCGGGCCGTAAGGGCGAGCTTGAGATCGTCGAGGAAGAGGCGGAAATTGTCCGCCGTATCTTCAGGCTGTACGCAAGCGGCATCGCGCCTCGGGCGATCGCCGCCACACTGAACGATGAGAGCGTTCCGGCGCCGAGGGGTAAGAGGTGGAATGCTTCGACCCTTAACGGCAACGGCCAGCGCGGAAACGGCCTGCTGTTGAACCCGATCTACGCTGGCAAGCTGATCTGGAACCGGGTGCACATGGTGAAGGACCCGTCGACCGGACGGCGAATTTCACGAATCAATCCCGAGATGGAACACGAGGAGATCGAAGCGCCGCACCTGCGCATCGTCGATGATGCGCTGTTCGAAGCCGTTCAGACTCGCAAGGCATCGCGCGGCGGCGCGCATTCTCGATCGACGCCCAAATACAAACGACTTCTCTCCGGCCTCCTGCGCTGCGGCGGCTGCGGCGGCGGCATGGCGATCAACGGCTCCGACCGTAGCGGCCCCCGAATAATCTGCAGCACGCACAAGGAGTCGGGCAGCTGCGGCAATGGCGCTCGCTACTACGTCGAGAAGATCGAGCAGCAGGTGATTGATACGCTGCGAGCGCAATTTGCCGATACCCGCGTCATCGACATCTACGTGAAGGAATACGAGTCCGAGCGCCGGCGGGAAGCAGCCGAGAAACGCCGCAACAGAGCCACGCTGGAGCGCGAGCTTGAGGAAACGAAAACGGCCATCACCCGCATCGTCGAGCGCCTAGCGAAAGGCTTGATCGAAGACGACGACGCCGCAGCCATCCTCCCGGGCCTGCGCGCTGATCGCGATCGCCTCCATCGCGAACTGGAAACCATCGAGCCGCCAAGCAACGTGATCGAACTCCAGCCGCGCGCAGTAAAAGCATTCAGGGAGAACATCGAACGGATGGCTGAAGTCATCTCAAAGCCAGGTGCAACGCCGCCGGTGGAACTGGCACAATCCTTCCGCGAAATGATTGCCGGCGTGATCGTGGAGCCGAGAAAACCCGGCGAGCCCTACCGCATCGAGATCAAGGGATACGTATCCGGTTTAGTCAGTCCGGAATTGTCGTCTGTTCTAATGGTAGCGGAGGAGGGATTCGAACCCCCGACACAAGGATTATGATTCCTCTGCTCTAACCTACTGAGCTACTCCGCCGCCGGTGCCGTGAAGCTTCTGAGCGAAGCCCGTCTTGGCTGGTCGGGCGG